AACATCCACCAAATCTTATACAGCATAATGATTACTACAGAAGACGTATCTAGTATAGCCGAATTAAGTAAAGGTAATATAGCTGAAAATGCTAAAAATTTTTTAAAGGGTAAAGCTGAAGGATTTATTGAAGCTAAAAAACAATCTTATGAGAAACTAAAAACAGAAATTGAAGATTTAGGAAAACAATTAGAACAATCAACTAAGGATTATGAAGAAAAACTAAAATCATTCAGTAATATATCAACAGAAGCAGCAGTTACTGCAGGAGTTATTGCAACTACATCTATAGTTACAGTTATTAAAAGTAATAATACAGATGATATAAATCAACAAGAACAAAATCAATTAAAAAAATCATATAATGCTGAACAGAAAGCTATTCAGGATAATATTAAAACTAAACAAACTACATTAACTAATAAATTAAAAGGATATTTACCTCAAGAATTTCAAGATATAGAATCGGCTTATACATCCGCTCAAAATACTATAGAATCAAAACAAAATGATATTAGAAATGGAAATAAAATTAAAATTTCTACTTCTAGTATTATTATTACTATTGGAGTTGTAGCTGATTATTTATTAGGTAATATATCTATAGGTAATAAAAAAATAGAAAATTTAGTAGATACTGTTAATTTATTTATAAAAAATATAAAAACAGAACAAGATATTGTTAAAGCTAAATTATATATAAATAGAGCAAAACTTATAATAAATACAAATAGACAAAGATTAGAAACAATTCAAACTATATTATCAATACTAGAAATATTAATCCCTCTATTAGATATTATATTAAGTCTATTTAAAGCCAACCCAATACCTTCAGCTGTTCCTCCAGGAGTAGGTGTACCATTAGGTACTATTAATACAATTGATTCTAAAACTAAAACTTTAGATGATCTTAAATTAGCTGCTTCTGTATTATTACGTATATCAAATAAACTAGTAACTAAATTAATAGATGATTTAAATTACCAAGAAAGTAGATTATTACCTGTAGAAGGTTTATTAGATTCTGGTTTAAATAATTTAACATCATCTCAAATTTCTAATTTAAGTCCTCAATTAGGATATTTACAAGGATATGACTATAAAGGATTTAAATTTTTTATAAAAGAAGAAAATAACCCTAAATTTGTTGTTAAAGGAAATAAACGCAGATATGCAACAGCAGTTAATAAAGATGGAAATGATATTCTAAAAAGTACTTCATCCTTTACTTTATCTCCTGATGTATTAATTGAAGAATTAAAATTACAAATCGACCAAAAAGGTCTCGTAGCTTAATATTTATAATCATGAAAGTAGACGTATTTAAAAAACTTATTAAAGAATGTGTCCGTGAAGTTCTAAGAGAAGAAATTTCACAAGTTAAACCAACTCCTATTCAAGAGAATAGGAATATGTCATTTACATCACAAGATGTTGATATGGTAGCATATAGACAAAATTTAGCTAGTATGATGGGATTACAAACTCCTAACCAATCTTCTCAATATACTCAACCTCCTATAAAATCTACTGGTAATCCGTATTTAGATATTATAGCTGAAACGGCATCTACTATGACTCCACAAGAAATGGCTCAAATGAGACAATCTTTCGAATAATTATGCCTATACCTCAAATAATAAGGATAGATCCTAAAGATTTAGATCAAAATAGAGCAATAGGAGTTAGTATTCCTTTTAATGCTGGGAGTGTATTTAATCAAACGTATGCAACTAAAGATCAAATTAAATCAAATTTAATTAATCTTTTACTAACTTATAAAGGAGAAAGAATATTAAATCCTGAATTTGGAGCTGATTTACCTAGATTATTATTTGAACCATTAAATGAAGAATTATACTTAAAAATTCAAAATCAAATAATCTCAAGTGTAAGTACATATATACCTGAGATTACTATTTTGAATATTGGAATAACTCCTAATACTGATTCTAATTCAATCAATATTAAATTAGATTACAAACTAAACCTTTCAGGACAACAAGATAATATTATAATCGAATTACAATAATGGCTGAGGATAAACAAATAAAATATGTAAATAAAACTTTTAGTGATTTTAAATCATCACTCCAAGAATTTGCTAAAACATACTTTCCAGACAATTATAATGATTTTTCAGAAGCATCTCCTGGTAGTATGTTTATTGAAATGGCATCTTATATAGGTGATGTTTCTTCGTTTTATATTGATTCCCAAATACAAGAAAATTTTTTAAATTTAGCTAAAGAAAAAGAAAGTTTATATAATTTAGCTTATTCTTTTGGTTATCGTCCTAAAGTATCATACGCTTCTAGTACAGCTTTAGATGTATATCAATTACTTCCTACAGCATTAGATGGAGGAAATATTAAACCTGATTTATCTTATTCTTTATTAGTAGCTGAAAATACAGTTATAACGAATAATTTAAATAATCAAAAATTCCTTACTTTATCTCCTATTGATTTTTCCAATACATCATCAGCAGATATAAGTTTTGTTGATAATAATTATTTTTTAATAAAAAAGAGTGTAGATGTAATATCAGCAGAAATAAAAACTGCTGCTTTTTCTTTTACTGCTCCTAAAAAATTCGATTCTATTACTATTAATGATACTAATATTCTCCAAATTTTAGAAGTTAAAGATAGTGATAATAATTTATGGTATGAAGTACCATATTTAGCTCAAGACTTAATTCCTTTACCTACAACAAATACCGCTTCAGGAAGTGACGGTGTTAATTATTTATTAAATTTCCAACGTGTACCTCGACGCTTTGTAACACGTGTAAAACCAAACGATAAATTAGAATTACAATTTGGAGCAGGTATGTCTGTTAATAATGCAGATACTACAATTTTACCAACTCCTGATAATATTAATTTAGGATTAATACCTAGTATAGCAACTAATATTGATAATTATAATAAAGCTTCAATATTTTATACTAAAGCATATGGTTTAGTCCCTCAAAACACGACATTAACTATAAAATATCTAGCAGGTGGTGGTTTAACTTCTAATACACCTGCTAATTCATTAACAAGTATAGATACTTCTACTATTTCTTTTAAATATAACGGATTAGTAAATAATACTATTACAGGTAGTATCCTAAGTAGTATAGCATGTAATAATGAATCTGCGTCATTAGGCGGTAGAGGAGCAGATACTATTGAAGAAGTACGTTTAAATTCTTTAAATGCTTATTCGTCTCAAAATAGAACAGTAACAAAAGAAGATTATGTTATGCGTGCTTTAAGTATGCCTTCTAAATACGGTACAATATCTAAAGCATATTTAACCCAAGAAACATATAATTCATCAGGTAATTTATTAGATAAAAATCCACTAAGTTTAGATTTATATATTTTAGGATATAATATTGATAAAACATTAACCTCAGCTAATACAACATTAAAAAATAATTTAAAAAATTATTTAAATCAGTATCGTATGATTACTGATGCTATTAATATTAAAAATGCTTTTTATATTAACTTAGGAGTTAATTTTGAAATTAATTCTGACCCAAGTTATAATAATAAAGAATTATTATCTAATTGCATATCTGCAATAAAAACATATTTTAATATAGACTCGTGGCAAATAAATCAACCTATTATTTTAGCCGAGATTAATGCGCTTCTTCTTAAGATACCTGGTGTTAGATCCGTATCTAAAGTTGAAATAATAAATAAACAAGGAGGAAATTATTCTCCATACGGATATGATATAATAGCAGCTACTAGAAATGGAATTTTATACCCATCAGTAGATCCTAGTATATTTGAAGTCCGATTCCCTGATATTGATATTAACGGTAGAGTAATTACATATTAAAAATGGCTATATATAAATTATTTCCTAGTAAAGATGCTTCAATTTATTCATATTATCCTGCAAAAAATGCTGGGTTAGATGAAATTTTAGATATAAGTTTATATGATTCTGCAAATAGTACAGCAGAAGTATCTCGAGCATTAATTGCTTTCTCTAATTCAGAAGTTATAGATATATTATCTAATAAAGTAGGGTCTGCTAATTATAAAGCTTATTTAAAATTATATTTAGCTAACGCATCCGAAATACCATTAGATTATACTTTATATTGTCACCCAATATCAGGATCTTGGAATATGGGTACAGGCAGAGCAGCAAATGTACCTGAAGTTTCAGACGGAGTAAGTTGGAAGTATAGAAATTATATTAGTGGAAGTGGATTCTCTGTATTATTTACAGAAGCTACATCTTCATATAGAACAAATATTGGTGGAGGTACTTGGTATACAG